AGATAGACAAGACCTACAACTCCAACTACCTCCGTGCGGAGTACAACTTCGTGCAGTCATCTGCGGAGATGGCTGCCAAGTGGGAACGGTTCTCGGAGGACGGCGACCGATACAACCTTCAGTACCGCACGGCTGGCGATGGCAAGGTGCGCCCGGAACACGCTGCGCTCAATGGGGTAACGCTTCCACCTTCAGACCCGTTCTGGGAGGAATACTATCCGCCCAACGGCTGGAACTGCCGCTGTACTGTGGTGCAGGTGCGCAGGTCAAAATATCCTGTCACACCCCACAATGAGGCTATGGCATTGGGCGAAGAAGCTCTTCAACGTGACACAAAGGGTATCTTCCATTTCAATCCAGGAAAGGAAGACAAGACCGTACCCGACTACAACCCCTACACTATTCGCCGATGTCGTGACTGCGATGTCGCTAAGGGGAAGCTGAAACTGACCTTCGTGCCGGACAATGAGTTATGTGCCGCTTGTCGTTTTCTTCATGAATGCGTTGGCAATCGTGAAAAGACACAAGCTGCAATCTTACGTAAACATTATATAGATAAAGAAATGGCTCCACTGCTTGATAAAAAAGTCCAGAAGCAATTACCGAATGGAAACAATATAAAAGTCGGATTTGACAAGAAAGGAAACAAGCATTTGTATTCTGATACAATGGCCAGAACTCGCCGTGTGAGTGCCGATGAATTAAAAGACATGGACATCATGCTTGATAATGCCATATATTTGGATGAAGCAGCACACGACCCGACACACAACAATCCATTTGATTACTTCTACTATTTCAAGGCTACGACTGCAGATGGACAAAGCGTAAGGTTGAATATCGGGCGAGAAACGCACAGAAGAAACGATGGGCGTATTATTGTGAAATACATTTGCTATTCCATCAACAATATAAACGAATAAAAGCATCTCAGGCGACCTCTTAGCTTGTTACGCAGTTCGGCCATTCCCTCAATGCTTTGGTGCAAAGGTAATAACAATTTTTCAAAACACATCAAGTTATGAACAAAATTTTCTCATTTCTAAAGAAAAGCAACCGCTACAAGCATCTTGTCGGCGGTTTGCTGGTCGGTCTGTGCGCATTGTCGCCATGGGCTGCCATCTATTCTGCCATCATCGCAGCCTCATGTCTCGAACTCAAAGACAAGCTTCACGGCTGTCCTTGGGACTGGATTGACTGGGCTTGCACAGTGCTCGGAGGCTTCATTGCAATGTTATTTTGGCTCATTGTGTAATATTCATTCATCTTTTGCACAGAGAATGAGTAACTTTGCAAACTGGTAGAGTTTCCCAAAGGCCGTGTGGTCTATCGCGGGTACAACAATGCGAACGCGAATGGCGGTGTCTCGAATGCGAATGCGAATAACGATGCCTCGAATGCGAATGCGAATGTCGGCTCGCGCCTGGAAATCTAACTAATCGGCGTACAACGATGGGGACGTGTCCCTAATGTGGAGCCGAGGGAAACGAGCCACAGCAAAAGCACCTATATTCAAGGTGGAAAGCTGAAACATCAAGTGTCGGGCAATAGAGTTTGGTAGGTCGGTAACGATTCGAAGAAGTTTGGCCCGGGGAAAGGAAGGCCCTTATCTTCCATCACAAAAAAAGACCATGCACAGAGAAGGCTACATCATGCAAGAGATAACGTCCTACGGCAATATGTCGGAGGCGTTTGACCGTGTACTGCGTGGGACAAAACGAAAGAGATGCCGTCAAGGACGCTATCTGCTCGCACACCGCGAGGAGGTGATTGCAGAATTGACTGCCAAACTTTCCGATGGTTCCTTTCGACTCGGCAACTATCATGAACGCATCATCTGTGAGAATGGCAAAGTAAGACACCTGCAGATTATATCCATGTACGACCGCATCGCAGTGTATGCCGTGATGAACGTGGTGGACCAACATCTGCATAAGCGTTTTATCAGGACGACTGGAGCAAGTATCAAGAAGCGTGGCACACATGATCTCCGCAAGTGCATGCAATTGGACATGGAACGTGACCCAGAGGGCACACGCTACTGCTACGAGTTCGACATCAAGCATTTCTATGACAATACTAAGCCTGAGTTTGTCATGTGGTGCTACCGCAGAGTATTCAAAGACAAGACCCTGCTGTCGCTCCTGGATCATTTTCTTCATCTCCTTCCGGAGGGCATCAGCTTCGGGTTGCGAAGCTCACAGGCTTCTGGCAATCTCTTGTTGTCCGAGTACCTTGACCATTATCTGAAGGACAAATACGGCATCCGCCATTTCTACCGTTATTGTGATGACGGCAGAGTGCTCTGTGGCAACAAGCAAGAAAATTGGCTGGCACACGGCATTGTACATGAGCAAGTCGAAAAAATAGACCTTGAAATCAAGAAGAACGAAAGGGTATTCCCATCAGCGCAAGGAATCGACTTCTTGGGGTATGTGACATTCAACGGATCATACTCTCTACTGCGCAAGCGTGTCAAGAAGAAGTATGCAAGGAAACTACACAAAGTCAAGTCAAGAAAGAGACGGCGAGAACTGATTGCGTCATTCTACGGAATGGCCAAGCACGCTTGCTGCCGAAATTTGTTTTATAAATTAACAGGCAAAAAAATGAAATCATTTAAGGATTTGAATGTCGCTTACAAGCCGGAAGACGGCAAGAAGCGATTTGCGGGTGCGGTGGTAAGCATCCGCGAGTTGGTGAACCTGCCCATCGTGGTAAAAGACTTCGAGGTCGGAGTCAAAACCAGCCAGGGCGAAGACCGCTGTGTCGTGTCCATCGAGCAGAACGGCGAGCCGAAGAAGTTCTTCACCAACAGCGAGGAGATGAAAAACATTCTCCAGCAAGTGAGTGAAATGCCAGACGGCTTCCCATTCGAGACCACCATCAAGGCGGAAACCTTCGGCAAAGGTAGAACAAAGTACATTTTCACATGATGAACAGAGTAAACGGAGCACAAGGGGTAAAGCTGCTTGAATGCACCAACCCCGTCAAAGGAAAATGGCGCGTCCGCTGGGACGTGCATAACAACGAGGATGGATCTGCCGACTATATGGAGGCTGAGTTCAACGGAAAGCCATCCGAGGATACCATCAAGACCATGGTGTCGGAATGGTTCAACGACCGCACGAACGAGACCATACTTTCTGGCTTCGTGTGGAACGACATGAGCGTGTGGCTCTCAAACGAGAACCAGTTCAACTACAAGGTGGCATACGACTTGGCTGTGCAGTCTGACGGCAAGACATTGCCGGTCACGTTCAAGTTCGGAACGGACGATGTGCCATGCTATCACACGTTCAGCACCATCGAAGAACTGACGGACTTCTATACCAAAGCCATGCAGCATATCCAGGACACACTGGCTGACGGTTGGAAGAGCAAGGATAATTTCAATTTGGAGTTATACCGAGACTAAGATGAATCCCTTCGGGGGAGGGTTATAAAAAAAGCCCCCGGCCTGTTACAAATAGTCGTCTCACTTACTATAAGAACATAAAACACCTACTCAGTGCTGACCGGGGGCGTATACCCTCGCTCGCACTGAGTAGGTTATTTTATGCGCGCTACTTCGCGCCTATAGTAAGTGAGACGATGCAAAAGTACAAAAAAATTCTGAAAATGAAACTAATAGAGATACTGAATTTGAACAGGGAACTGCTGATTTACTTCCAAAAGGCTGGAATCAGGCTGGACGATGTGCAATACATCGACCTTTTTAATGAATACCGCACACTTTCCGCACAGGGCGAGAAGGTGTCCTATATCGTGGCAAGGCTCGCCACGGAGTATGCCGTCAGCGAGCGCAAGGTGTACAACCTCATACGGCGTTTCAAAACCGACTGCAACCTGCTTGCAGTGTAACGTGGTGGCTCGTCCATGGGGAAGAGGTACTGCAGTATTACCTTTGCACCGTTTTCAAATTCAAAACGGTCATGAACAAATACCATCAAATTTTGCAGAAGGTGCTTGCCGAGGGCAAGTGCCAACAAAACAAGAAGGGGAACATACGCTATCTGCTCAACGAGCGGTTGGTGCTCTCCCCTGCCGACCTGCTCGACATCTTCGAGGGGCACGGCATAGCACGCAAGAAGTTAAGGAACGAGCTGCAGCTATTCATGCAGGGTGAGCGCAACGTGGAGAAGTACCGCGAGGTGGGCATCAACTGGTGGGACTACTGCGGTGCCATCCTCGTGAACTCCTACCCAACCTATTTTGAGAAACTGCCTCCGCTCATTGCCAAAATCAACCGCGAGAAGCGCAACAGCAAGAACTATGTGCTGTTCCTCGGTTCCACCGATGCGGAGACAAACCAGGCTCCGTGTCTGTCGCTCGTTCAGTTCCAGATTGAGAACGGCGAACTGGTGGTGTCGGCTTACCAGCGCAGCTCGGATGCGAACCTCGGCTTGCCAGCGGACATCTACCACCTCTACCTTATGGCCCGGCAGATTGACCTCCCTTTGAAGTCCATCACGCTGAACCTTGCGAATGTGCATATCTACGAGAACAACATCAGCCACACACGCCAGTTGCTCGACGGAAACGAGAACGTGAGATTTGAACTGAACGTATAAGGCATGAGAAAGCAGTATTTATCGGCACCGCTCCCTTTCGTGGGGCAGAAGCGCATGTTCGCGCGTGAGTTCATCAAGGTTCTCAAGCAATATCCGGAGAACACGGTATTCGTGGATTTGTTCGGCGGCTCGGGGTTGTTGTCGCACATAGCCAAATGTCAGAAGCCGAATGCCATGGTCATATACAACGACTTCGACGGCTACCGCAACCGCCTGCAGCACATTCCGCAGACCAACCGCCTTTTGGCTGACCTGCGTAAAATGGTGGAGGCGGAAGGCATACCCAAGCACAGCTGCATCCGTGGTGAACTGCGCGACCGCATATTCGCCAGACTGGAGCAGGAGGAGCGTGAGGTCGGGTACATTGACTTCATCACCATTTCTGCCGGGCTGATGTTCTCCATGAAGTACAAGATGAGCATTCCCGAAATGAGGAAGGAGGCTCTGTATAACAACATACGCAAGTCTGACTATCCCGCTTGCGAGGACTACCTGGAGGGCATCACGGTGGTTTCATGCGACTACAAGGAAGTGTTCGCCCGATACAAAGACATGCCGAATGTTGTGTTCCTTGTTGATCCGCCCTATCTATCCACCGACGTTGGCACATATAATATGTACTGGAAACTTTCCGACTACCTCGATGTGCTGACCATTCTTGCCGGACATCACTTTATATATTTCACTTCCAACAAGTCATCCATTATTGAGCTTTGTGAATGGATGGGCATGAACCCGACCGTGGGCAACCCATTCAAGAACTGCCACAAGGTGGAGTTCAACGCAACAGTGAACTACAGCTCGCACTACACAGACATGATGTTGTTCACCGATGCCGCCTAACGGCGTTATAATTCGATTCTGACAACATAAAAAGAGCGTTCCAAGCAATCAGCCGGGAACGCTCTTTCTGTTTGACATGGGGCAAATCAGAGCCGTTTTATGGCGACATACTGATAAACCTCTATGGTCTCCACGATGTCCTCGTGGTCATGGTTGGTGATGCTCTGCGCAAGGTCAAGCTCTCCAAAGGTCTCGCCCTCCAGGTTGGCAAGCCTCCTGTGGATTTTGTCGGGCAGGTCGAACACCTCCAGCGCATCTTCCCTGAACGGACTGCCCTCGCTGGAAGCGCCTGCCCAGTCGGTGACGATGTGGAGGGTTATCTGTGGCTCGGCACGGTACTCCACGCCGTTCACTATCGGTTTCCAC